TACAGGAATACTTACTTGGAAAAAGAAAAATTCTAAGAAAACTGTAATAGGTTCTAGAGCAGGTACTGCTATAAAAGGTAGATGTCGTATCATGCAATTATTTGGTAATGTATTAATTGAACATCGTGTAATTTGGTTACACTACTATGGATATATGCCTAAAACACATGAACATATAGACCATATTAACCATGATGAATACGATAATAGAATACAAAATTTAAGATTAGTGTCTCAAAAAGAGAATAATAAAAACTTATCATTACGCAAAGATAATGCACTTGGTATCACTGGTATTTATAAAATAAAAACTAGAAAAGGTACAGTTAGTTATGTAGCTGAAATAGTGTCAAATAACAAACGATATTGCAAACAGTCTATGGATATTAATAAGTTAATTCTCTGGAGAAAACAAATGGAAACTCAATTAGGTTTTCATACTAATCATGGGATTGCTAAACCCTAAAGTTCAACGACTAAGCACTCGAAAGAGATAGTACAGCCAAGCGGTTCTCTAAATGCGTGAGATTAAATGGAAATGGGGGATACCTTAACAAGTAAAGTTGAAGGTAAAGATATAGTCTAATCTGCATGGTGACATGCAGCAGTTCATAAGAGAACGTATATACTCTAGCGAAGTATATAGAATATAATGTTGAAGCATGGTTTAACCATGTTATCTACACGACTAAAATCCCTACTGCTCTAGCTCAAAAATTATTAGATGAAGGTGAATTTGTTAATCCAGAACAGTTCACTATCAGTCCACAAGAACGTAAAGCAAAATATGCTTTCGTTACTCAACAAACCGATGACTTCGCATTAGGCAGAATTCGTTCAGATTTCGGTACATGGGATTTGAACCAAACCTACATTGATAATGATATCCAACTGGTGATGAACCATTTCGATAAACTTATTGATGCACAAAACTAAAACTACGTTAATTATTAAGGAAAAAACATGTTTAATAACTTAAAAACAAATCAAGCAGCAATGGAAGAAAAGTCTGACCGTATTGGCGGAGGATACCAACCACTTCCATCTGGTATTTATCAAGCTGAAATTGCTTATGCTTACGGTACTACTTCTAAGAATGGTGCAATGGGCTTAGTCGTTAAATTTAACATCTTACAGGATGGTAAAGACCCATACCCATATACAACTACATTCTGGTTGTCAGATAAAAAAGGTAATACCTTCTATTTAGACAAAGATGGTAATCCACATAACTTAGCTGGCTTTAACCAAGCTAACCACTTATGTGCATTAGTAGCAGGTAAAAGCGTATTAGAGATTCCAATGGAAACTCGTGTATTACAGCTTTATAACTTCGATGCTAAGAAAGAAGTTCCAACTGAAGTAAATGCAGCAGTTGCATTATTCGGTCAAACAGTAGCTCTTGCTATCAAACATATCCGTGAAAATAAACGTGAAAAATCTCCATCTACCGGTGAATATGAACCAGTAAATGAAGAACGTTTTACTAACGATATTGATAAAATCTTCGGTATCTCTGATGCAGGTGAAGCTTATACCTTTGATGAAGCTGCAAACGAAATTCCATTTGAATTTGCTGAAAAATGGTTAGCACGTTGGAAAGACAAAACCGATGATAAATTCAAAGAAGTCAAAGGTGCTTCTGCAAAAGCTGGTACTACTCGTAAATTAGGTATTGGTTGATGTACACTTTAATATCGCCCCTTAGAACCAAAGAAATGACACTGAATTTGAACCAGTATAGAAACGCTCATTATCATAAGCTAAGTGATAGCAAGATTTCATATAAAGCTATTATGAAGGAACAGATTGAGCAACTTCCTGTATTCAATAAAGTAAGTATTACTTATACTGTATTCTTTGGTTCATTAAGAAAAACTGATATATCAAATGTATGTTGTGTTATAGATAAATACTTTTGTGATGCATTAGTAGAGTTAGGTAAATTACCTGATGATAACTACATTTACATTAAAGAAGTTATATACAGATATGGCGGTGTAGACAAAGACAATCCTAGAGTAGAAATTACTCTTAAATAAAATAAGCCCCTTAGAAGCGATTCTAGGGGGTTTTACTTTTCACTCAACTAAGACTACTAATTATGGAAAAAACAGCTTTAGAGACGCAAATAGGCGGGTCTCATTACAAATCTCAAGCTATCCAACCAGTAGAATACATCCATGCCAATAATATTGGTTATTTTGAAGGTAACGTTATTAAATACGTAACCAGATGGAAAAATAAAAATGGAGTTCAAGATTTAGAAAAAGCTAAACACTATCTTGAACTCTTAATTGAATTGGAGAAAGCGAATGAAACTAGAACTTAAAGAACATGAAATTGAACAAGCTATTGAAACGTTTATCAGTAGCTTTGTAACAGGTCATCCTGTAAAAGTAAAAGGCTTTGACCTACAAGGTATGCGTAGTAAAGATGGTTTATCTGCTATCGTAGATTTTGATGTAGTAGGTGTATCTGACTTACGAGAAGTGAAGACAGAAAGCTCTAACGTCAAACCTACAAATACTGCATGGCGTGAAGAAGTACAAGATGAACCAAAAGTAAAACATGAAGAACTTTCTGGTCAGGATTTAGAAGATTGGAAAAAATTCTTAGAACTACTTACTGATAATGCTCAATACAAAAACTATGATGCATTATTAGATTTAGTAGATACTATGTCTGAGTCTTTACAACAACGTGCATCTTCACATCCGTTATATGTAGAAATGTTAGAAAATACAGACAAAGCTATTCAGTCTATTGCTTCAAAACAATTATCTGAACCAGTAGAAGATACTGAAGGTGTAGCAGTAGAAGAACCTATTCCTGAACCAGAAGTAGAACATGCTGAAGCTATCCAAGCTGAAAATGAAGCTGCTAAAGTACAGGAAGAACCTAAAGAACAACCTAAGAACTTCTTTGGTGCTCAATTAGGTGTAAAACCTTCTAACGTTGCAAATGTAAACCATACTACTACACCTACTCGTAAACTATTTCCGACTAAATAATGTGTAAAAAGATATTAACCCTAATTGCTGTTATGGGGTTTGTACTTTTTATATGTGCACCCTTAGTAGGTGTATTTGGAGTAACGATTGGTAGTATTATTGCAGTATTGTTACTCGCTTATTTATCCGAAAAATAATAGCAATAGCCCCCTAACGGGGGCTTAACTATTTTGGAGGAACTATGGAATTTATTTTAGCCGCTATACTTAGCTTTGTTGCGTTAAGTTTATTCATGCTATTAATGGAAGGTTTACCGAAATCAATTCAACGATATTTATTATTGAAAAGATATAACTTTATTGAACCAAAGTATTTACTTAAACTTAAGGAAGCTATATTTACTTCACCATCACCTTTATCTACAGATTGTTCTTTCAAGTTAAATGGATGGTTCTATTATCACTATATTAAAGAATTAACTAATTATAGTGAATCATATCAAGGCATACTTACTGATTACGATGTAGCTTTAATTCAACATTGGATTAAAACCCATAATAAACAACTTCGTACTAATTCACCGCCTGTAGGGCATCGACACTAGCACCCTGTTAGCGTATGCCCATAAACAAACGAAACGAAGTGGAGTGCAGTTTATAAGGGCATGCTAACTGCGGTGCTAGTACGAGATGACCGTGAAGGCATTGTACATATATACCACTTAAAATTTCGCATTAGTTTTTCTAATGTGAACCGAACTTCACATGAAAAAATTTCATGTTAAAAAATGTACAATTTTAGGGGTTTTAGACGTCTATACGGCTTGACAAGATAAAAATTAGAATTACACTACGAAGTGTTTTTTCTTTTCTCTTTTGTTGGTTTTCTCTTCTCTTTTTTAAACCAACATATAATAAGGGTCTTATGAAACTTTCTATCAAACATATCTTACCCCATACTTACTTATCTTTTACTAAAGAAGACTTTATTAAAGAAGATTTTATTTTTATATTAGATTTAGTAACAAGTAAAACACTTTATTCATGTGATGTAGATGTAATAGGCATTATTGCAGCTATTGAAGAATGTATTTCTAAACCAGAAGTAATTCTTATAGTAGTTAAAATAGCTGATGCTAGAAATATAGATGTTATTGGTATACTAGAATAGAATATTTTTAGAAGGGTTATTGACCCTTTTATAAAGTGTTTTATAATGCACATGCCTGTTGGCAAAATGTTTCATTCCATAATGAAAAATTAACGAAAGTTAAGTTGTTGTTGAAAGTCCAGTTGCTAGTCTGGTTAAAACTAGCACTCTTTATGGTAGGCATTGGGTATATATCCTCATGACTCTATTTAAATACCTCGCAGTATCTAGTGCCTACCCTAAAGAGTAACACATTAATTTAATCTGAGTGAAATGAGAGGGAAGTTATCTTCCATTTATCGTGTTACTCTTTCTTATTAAGGAGATTATATGGAACATTCTAGACTACAAAATTACAACGCTACTCTAGGTAAACTTATACTTGAAGATTACCTTACTCCTTTAAATTTAACTATAGGGGATTTAGCTAAAGCTTTAAATGTTCATCGAAACACAGTAAGTGCACTTCTAAATGGTAAAGCATCTTTAACAACATCTATGGCAATAAAGTTAGGTAAAGTTTTAAACGTTAGTCCAGAATTTTTATTAACTTTTCAAGTAATGCAAGATATTCGTCAATTAAAAAACAATAAAGTATTTCAAGAAGAGTTAGATAATATTGAACCATTAATTAAAAATAATACTCCGTTAGTCTAAAGGATAGGCATCTGTCTTCTAAACAGATTAATATAGGTTCGAGTCCTATACGGAGTGCCAGAATTGTTCGTCAGAGTTTGAGTCTATTTTTATCGTTAAAATAAATGCAAACGATGATTCTTTCGAGGTAGCTCGCTTAGCTGCGTAAGCCCTCCAAGGTTGGTCTGAAGCCTTGTTACCGAATTTCAGCCCTGTTTGGCTTTCGCAGGGATTGTTAGTAAAGCCACATCCTAATATATATTTAGGGTATATATCAGGATGGTTTATGCCATCAGTGTTTGGTTTTTGATGATTAATCCAAAGTCCTTAGCAATAGGGACTTTTTTAGAGATACCTCCACTCGCCTTTACTTTGTTCATAGAGTGTTTCCTTTATCTGGTCAGAACAATCAGATTTGAGGTATCTCTCAAAAAGGTATTTCCTTTGGTTTGGCATACTAATATTGTTTAACATAGCCACGTTAGTATGTCCTTTTTATTCTTTTTAATGATATACTAGCCTCCATATCATTAAAAATTCGGTACTTACTACCATTCATGCCTAGGATGATAAAAGTAAGAATCTGGGCTGCAACCCAGTGCTCCGACAGTTTGCTGGTTCTGTTCATAAAAAACCAGCACCTTTCATTAAACCAGCCATGGTTTAAAGACACAAGATATAGTGGATGTGGAAAATAACGTATTTATGTTTGTGTTTGTGGCTGGTTTAAGAAGGGTAAAACCTTCACTCTTATTTTTCAGTAAACTAAATACCCCCGAGAAATCGGGGG